TGTTTTCGTTTGTGGGCTCGGCTGGAACGAGTTCCTGCATCTTTGCTTTAAGCGGCTCGGAGAATGCTATGATTAATTCAGCCATCTCAGATTCGTCATATTGCTCCAGTAAAGCAGCGAGAGCAACCTTCTCAGTCTTTATTCTAACACTGTCTTGATCAAGTTCCATACGAAGGTTGAAATAATCATCAACCTGACCATCTGGATCTTCTTCGAAGATTTCTTCAACAGAACTGTAATTGTTGGGGCCCTCAATTGTGAATGGGATAATAATGCCGTTCCAACTGTCAGCATTACCCGCAGCAATTTGGCATTCTTTATTGATCTCGGCAACTAAAAATCTTTGCAGCGTCTCGTCTTGTCCCAGCATTATAAGAAGAGTAGCGGCTTGCTTTGGAGTGTATCCACCTCTCTCTTGAAGAACAGAGAGGTCAATTGAAAGAGTGCTTGTGTATGTAACGTCGGTTTGTATTTCAAAAGGCCCAATATAATCATAACTTTCGTTTTGTTCTTCCCACTCTTTGTAATCTTGAACAGAGTATTCATTAGCAACCTGTTGTAAATAAAAGTCCGAATCATCAACAAAACCTGTAATTCCAAGAATTGTCGTGGCAATTTTATCAAAGCCGTCCTCAACATAAGGGTCGGTTGCGAGAGCAATAGACATTCCGCCATCTCTGCTGCTTTCTGTAAGTTGGCTAAGTTGATCTAATAAATTATCATATCTAAAAGATTCTCCTGTCGCATTGCGAGCCATAAATTGAAGGTCTGGGTATCTGATTCTTACAAACGGAGATGAGAAACTTGAATCGTCTACATTACCAGCGGCATAGACTGCGATTTCTTCTGGCTCAACTTGATCAAAGTTGGCCCAAGGCAAAGAAAAATAATCTTTGTAATCCTCAAAGATATTATTGATTTTGCTGAAGTTATTTGCGACATCAACTTCTTCCGGAAGAATAGCATAAACTACAAGACCAACTTCGTCAATTGATGGAATGCCATTTATTTCGCCCACCTCAACATCAAAATACCACGCTTGTCGTCTGCTTGCCTGTTCAGCCCAGACTTCTACATCACGCTCCACATCTTCTATACTCGCTCCAAATTCTTCATCTGCTCTTGATTCAAGTTCGTTTTGAAGAGACTTGTCGTATTTCAAGTATCCGGATGCTATAATCTTGAGCGGGTCAATATCAAGGGCGGAGGCGAACATCATAGGAAGGTTATCACGGACAGCCATTCCGTTGTCCTCATAACTTCCACCAAATCTTTCAAAATTGTCGATGCTAAGTAAGGTTGAACCATCTTGGAAACCTTCAACTTCGGTTTGAAAAATCTTCTCAAGGTCGGCTTTTTGAATGTTTGCGATGTAATTTCTTACATACTCTTTGAAAACGCCGGTATCAAGACCGTAAACTTTTTGATCTGGAACAGCAAGCGGAATTACATTGTTGGTGTCCGGATCAGTGTATGCTGTTCGTCTAATGCGAATTCGTGATCTTGGCTCAAGGGCCCCTACGCCACGCTCGGCATCATAAAATAATTCATCGTCTTCATAGGCATCGAGATCTTCTTGAGTTGGCTCAATCTCATTCTTTTCAAATTCTTCTGCTGTTACAACATAAGAGATCATTCCATTCGCATAAGCCTCGGCGAGAGCACAAATGTTGAATTGGTCAAACTTCTGGTCTCCTTTCAATGACGGCGGAGAATGGCAAGATGTGATTTGTGTAAAGTCGGACATTCTAAAGACATCAATTGGGTGTCGCGAGAAGATTACATAAGCCGGCGCAAACAATTCATCAATTGATTCTTGCATTTTAAAAAGAGCAGCCTGATCAGCAAACAAAGGCATGAGTTCTGCTAGTCCTTTCCGTAGTCTTTTTCCTAGTGCTGCCCCTTCCTCACCATAGTGATAAAAAGAAATATCGCTTCGCTTTGGGTTGAGATACTTGTGCATATAGTTTCTCATCCGCTTGCCTACGTTAACCTGTTTGTACAAGTTTATTTGTATTTGGTTTTTAAGTTTTTCTTGTTCTTCACCTTCGGCTGCGAGAAAAGTTTTGTTCAACTCTTTTGCTTCCTCTCTTAATTGTTCGTATTGGGCAAATGAATTTGGCATTGATTTAGTCATCGCCTTATTCATGTCTTGCATCAATTTTTGCATTGTAAATGTTTCAGTTACTGACTTAACATTTTTATCAAATTTTGTACGATCATTTCTGTCTACATCAACCTGATCGTATGTTTTCGTAAAAGTAAAGGCTTTTGGTGGCTCCGGATCATTAAAAGTCCAACCATTATCAGTAAGAAATTTAATGGCTTTGCTTAAAACATGCTCGTCGGTTACAACCTTAAAATTTCCAAGAATTCTATATTTGTCTCCGAAGATGTTTGAGAAAGGCAATTCGCTTGGAGGAATCTCCAATGCTTCCTTAACGAAGTCGTATTCTTCTTCGCTTATTTCACTTAAAACTTGCTTTTTCTTGATTTTAATTTTCATAATTACCCCACAAAGATTCCAAGAGGAACTTGTTTTTGAATTGCGTTTGTGTTGTCGACAATGTTTTTGTCTGTCTCGATAAGTTTATCGTATGTCATTAGATCCAATTGTTCTTTCAATTCTGTGCGTAATTTGTCTTTTTCTTCTTTTGCTTGGCTTAGAAGGTCTGAACCATTAAGAGTTACATTATCACCGGGAATTGGCACATTATTGCCAAATTTTGAGCGAACTTGGCCCAATGTTTCCTTGCTTAGTGCCAAAGCAAAGCGTCTGATCCACTGTTTACCGATTGAGTTGATGCTTTCGTATGGAATATTCTCAAATGGGAGCGTATTCATGTTGTTTACGCCATCTTGACCATCATTATATTCATCAGTCCATGTTGATTCACGAATTGAGAAGCGGAACCAGAACTTTTCTGGCGAAACAGAGTCAGGAGGTGGGAAAAGTCGAAGATTATTGTTGATAATCTCATATGAATAATGAGATGTACGTGTATAGAGATGATCTTCGTATTGAATTGCCTGCATTTTGTTCTGCCAAACGGGAACAACCTGCCATGTTGAGTCATCTGCAAACTGTCCGTACGAATGAAGGTTACCAACTACGTTAAGTCCGCCATAATAGCCATAGAATCTCCACATTTGTCTAGGAGAAAGATAAAATACATCTCTGATAACAATTCTTTTTGTTCTATCGATGTCCTCGTAAGGAACACCACCGGCTTCTGCCGATGAGGAGACAATTGCTTGGAGGTCATAGTCTTGTTGATCTACGACTGTATTAAAAGAGGCCGAATAGATTGGAAGAGTTCCACCAATTCCTGCTTCGTGCGAGAACTGTTGGCCTACTTTTAAAGCATATCCAAAATTAAACTTTGGATATTTTAACTCAACGCCTGTCTGGCCGTCAATAACAGCACCGTCTTCATTAAAAGAGCCAGTTGGATTTCCTAATGTAGATCCTAATGTATTCTTTGCTTGATGAAGGTTGACAATATAGGAATATTCTAATACCGCTTCTTCATAGTTTGCATAAACATTTTCTGCTTTGATCTCAAGATCAAGAATATCACCGCCTAACTTGCGATATGTATATGCAACCTGATCTACGGCACCAGATATAAAAGAACCGGTTGTATAAATACCAAAAGGCAGAGATGAAAGAACATCATCTGCCGATCCGGTTGAGGGAAGAACAATTGCTGATTGTTGAGAAGTAGGTGTTAAAGTTGGAAATGCCATGCATGAACCCTCCGATCATAGTAAATAGTTAAAAGAGGGTGTTGTTTCCCTTTTACTTATCAGCGGCTTTAGTTGTTTTCTTTCTTCTTGTTCTTTTGGGCTTTTCTGCTTTGGGTTCTTCTACCACTTTCTCAACAACTGGCTCTGGGGCTGGCTCAGGCTCAGGTGGTGCTTCGACAACAGGTTCAACCGCTACTTCAGGCTGATTTTGTGCTTCTAGTTTTTTTCTAAGTTTGTATCTTTTAAAAGACTTACCCATTTTATAACTCCTAAATTATACAATAAATAGTTAAAAACAAAGAAAAACCCCCCGATCCGAAGACCGAGGGGCTGGGTAGTGAGAGAACACTAGTTTAAAAACTAGGCTCCAGACTCACCAAGAAGTCCTCGAACGATAACGAGACCGTACATATCAGGACGGACCATCTTCTTAGCGTAACGAGTCATTACACCCTTACGAGGAACGAAGTCCTCTGGCCCGAAGATGGTAGGTGTGGTTTGCAACGGAACGTATGGAGCATATACGTAACCACTTTCAAGGAAAGAGTTTCCTTTGCGACCAACAAGAACAACGGTACGTGGGAAGTAAGGATCCACAATAACGTCAAACTTACGGCTAAGTGAACCAACGTTAACAGCACCGATGTCGCCTTTGTCGGCATCAGCAGTAACGTTTGCACGGAAGCCAGAGGTGAACTCAAGGATGTTAGCAATCTCAGGACCGCAAACAACGAAGTTAGCACCACCTCGAAGTGTCTTTCTATGGATTTGAGCCGAAACATCATTGATGGTTTCAATGAGAGTCTCATACCATTCAGACACAGTACCGGTGAAGTCAGGAGCCTTCGCAGAAGCACCAACTTCAGCACCAGTCTCACGATTTACGAAAAGACCCGGTGAACGAGACCAGTAATAAGTACCAGCAGTTGCACCAACGATAAGGTCGGTCATGATCTCACGATCAAGTTCAAGTGCAATTTGCTCTGAAAGAATAGAAGTCAATTCAACCTCAGCATCCAAGTTATGATAAGCATTGAGGTCTTGTCCCAATTCTGGGGTCCACTTTGCTTTCAACTTCTTGGTTTCTGCGGTGATCGCTACAGAATCAACTTTGATGTCGATTTCTGGAATTCTTTCGTTGTTCTCGAGATCCCAAAGGTCATCACCCTTGATAGATCCAAGACCATTACCAGCAACGAGGTCGTCATCAATTGGGAAAGAGATGCTTTGACCAGTAGAAGCGGTTAGACCAAAGAGCAATGATGCAGCAGTACCATCATCTAATGCGGCGCTATCAGTAGGAGCAGCATATACCATTGTGAAACGGTAACCAGCATTTGACGGATCTTGAGTAATAGAACCAGAACCAATTCTAGTACAACGACGAATATGAACACCAGCAGGACCACCAGAAGATGAGATTGCGGTAACATTGTCAACCACAAATTGAGCCAATGCGGTAGAGCCAGTAAACTCAATAACAGCAACTGGACGACCAGCAAGATCAGCATCATATTGAGTCAAAGAATCAAGAGTTGCTTGATCAGCAGCAGAAAGTGGGTTAGAACCTTCTCCAGCGGCAACACCAGCAGTACCAGATGCTACAAGAACAAGTGATGCAAGAGCAACAGTAGCAGAACCAGTAGCAGAAGCGTAACCACTATTAAGTCCACGAGGACCACCACCAAGATCGCGAACACGAGAAAGGTCCACACCACCGGTGATTTGAGAAGCCAATCTACCGCCACCATAGAGAGAATCACCAGTTTCATATCCAAGACGATCCGCAACACCAGCAGGGCTGTTGTCAGAGAACTTAAAGTCCATGAAGAAGATGAGTCCAGATGGAAGGCTCATAGGCTGAACACTAACAAGATCGTTAGCGATAAGTCCGGCGAATACACGACGAACAATTGGGAAAGCCACAGCAGCGAAACCTTCAACATCACCGCTTGCCATTGCAGACGATTCGCGAAGAAGTTCCTTTGCTTGGTTTTCAAGAAGACGGGCCATGTTGCTTCTTTGATGATCGTTTGAAAGACCTTCAAGAAGACCGGTTTGACCCCACTTGTTTAAGAGGGCTTGTCCTTCCTTTTGCATATCGCGTTGGACAATACCTTCTGTAAGGGTTTGAACAATAGACATTTTTAATACCTCCATAAATGATTAATCAATGCCAGCGAGTTTTTTCATTCTGTCAGCGAAAGACATGGACTCGGTAACCACGTTTTCTTTGCGCCTAGGCATAATTGCTGAAAGATTGGATCTTCTATTCACAGACTCGCTCAGTGATTGTGGACCGCTCTTTGCAGAGGATCCC